CAGGAAATTTAATGATTAATGTTTTTGGTGGTAGAGGGTTTGTTGGTTCACATTTTTGCGCCTCCAGACCCGATATCGTTATTAACGACAGAGATGATTTTGATACTAAGACAAAAGATATAATTTATTTTATATCTACTGTCGATAATTATAATGTACTTACTGATCCACATTTAGACATTTACACCAACCTTCACGTCCTAATGGAAGTATTGACCGGGTGTAAAGAGGGAGATACTTTCAACTTTATAAGCTCATGGTTTGTGTACGGGGATACAGAATTACCTGCTAAAGAGGAAAGCTATTGTAATCCTAAAGGTTTTTATTCTATTACCAAAAGAGCGGCCGAGCAGTTATTAATTTCGTACTGTAAGACTTTTAAAATTAATTATCGTATCTTGCGCCTGGCCAATGTAGTAGGTAAAGGTGATACAAAAGTATCTAAGCAAAAAAATGCACTTCAGTTTCTTATAGAAAAAATTAAGAATAACGAACCTGTTCAACTATATGACAATGGGCTTTTTATTCGAGACTATATTCATGTAAGTGATGCTGTCAAGGCAATTAACTTAGTCTTAGAAAAGGGTGAGTTAAATCAAATATACAATATTGGTAATGGTGAACCTATTGTGTTTAAAGACCTTATAGATTATACTATTAAAACTACAAAGTCTAAATCAGAAGTTGGAACAATGGAACCAACCGAGTTTCATAAAATTATTCAGGTGGCATCGATGTATATGGATAATGCTAGATTAAAATCTCTAGGTTATCAACCTATGTATGACAAATATAAAATTATTGAGTCCCTCATATGAGTGTAAAAGTTTCTATTCATACCCTTCATTTCCCTAACCTAAGTTCTGACTTTGTTGATGCACATAAGTCGGTAATGAACCATTTTAACATTCCGGTCAACTATACAGTTGCAGCTATCAGACCGGGTGTTTGGATGGATCAAATTATCAGGAATAGTGAAGCTGATATTGTAGGTTTTATTGACATTGACTGCATTCCTTTAAACGATAAAGTTATAAATGAAACAATTAAGTTTGTAGCAAAGAATAAAAGTATATGCGGTGTAGCCCAAGCTACCAATCACATACCCCCAATGACACATGTTTTTTGTAGCCCGGCATTTTTCTTTATGTGGCGTCCTTTACACACAGCATTAAATCAGCCTTCGTTTTTAGAAACACAACGTTCAGACGTTGGTCAAGAAATATGTTATGTAGCTGAGACAAACGGGGTACGAATGAAACAGTTCTACCCAACACACTTCGAACGGGAACCTCAAGAAGGGGTATGGCGTTTAGGTAACTATGGACTGTATGGCATTGGAACAGTTTTTGAAAATAAAATATATCACCTGTATCAGAGTAGAATGCAGTCAAATGTAGAGCTGTTCATTAAGAGATGTAAAGAGGTTATTAACGGTACCTTTACAACCGAGGGTATGCATTCATCTACTAACTTTGACTTCCCGGGGCGTATTTGTAGATTCGAACCCGAAGCAGCTCTCAGTAAAAATATAGAAGGAAAATATTAATGAAAGTTTTATTTCATACTCATACACTAAATTTTAGAGGTACAGCGGTTGCGGTTACCGACTATGCCAGATACAATCAAGAAATACTAGGTAATGAGAGTGTTATTTGTTTTAACTCCGGCATTGGCTACGAAAAAGACATGGGTACGGAGCAGGAGTCTTTAGACTACATTAAGTCTCAGTTTGAAGTAAGATCCTGTACCATGGATCAATTAGATAGTGTATGTAATGACATTGATGTAGCGTACTTCTTAAGAGCTGGTAATCGCGAGCCTTTACCTACAAATGCACGCACAGCGGTTCATGCCGTCTTTCAACATAACGACCCCCACGGGGATAGGTATGCGTACATTTCAGAATGGATGTCAAATACAATGTCTAATGGAACAGTACCATATGTACCACATATTGTATCGTTACCGGAGCCGACAGGTAATTATAGAGAAAAACTTAACATAGGTAAAGATAAGACGGTAATTGGTCGTATCGGGGGGTACTACACTTTTGATATACCGTTTGTTAAAAAAGTAATTGAAAACATCGTAAACACGAGAGATGATTTTGTATTCCTATTCTGCAATACAGCCCCTTTTATTAAACACCCTAATGTAAAGTATATTGATAGCATTGTTGATCGTCAGAAGAAAGCTAACTTCATTAATACTTGCGATGGTTTCTTACATGCCAGACAGCAGGGGGAGAGTTTTGGTTTAGCGTTATGTGAGACACTTTATTTAAATAAGCCTACCCTAGCATACAACGGTGGTCATGATAAGCACCACATTAACCTACTCAAAGACACTGAATTACTTTATGACGTATTTGATGTGGAAAATAAAATTTTAGATATTAAAGGTTTTCAGGGTAACTATAAACAGATAGTAGATAAATTTAAACCTCAAGCAGTGATGGAAAAGTTTAGAGAGGTGTTCTTAAGTGAATAATAATTTTCCTACCTATATTACACACTACAAAGGTAATACCGAACGTAGATTGTTAATGCAGAAAATACTTGAAGTTGAAAAGTTTGAAAATGTAAATTGGATAACAGATTTTGACAGACAAGATATTTCTTATATTGATTATGTAAATAGCTTTCAGGCCGATCACTTAGAGCATCAAAAAAGAGGTCAAGACCCGAACGAATTTTACCCTCACTATCCTTTACAGCCTGAAGTTGTTTCTTTATGTCTAAAGCATAAAGAATGTTTAAGGCTTATTTCGATAGGGGATGCTGAGTACGGAATTGTATTTGAAGACGATGCAATTATTGAAGAAAATTTTATAGAGCAGTTTCTAAACTATTTTAAAACCCTTCCTAGTGATTGGGAAGTAGCATTTTTTGGCCAAGGTGGTGGCAAACATATCTCGGTAGATCAATTAGAACCGAATAAAAATTGGTATTTAAAAAATCATCCAGCCGACAGATGTGCTGATGCAATACTATTTAAAAAAGAAGCAGCAGCAAAAATATTTGCAGGTATGACTCAGCATAAGATCTGCTTTGCTGCTGATGCTGAATTGGCTTTCTGGTTTAAAGTATTTAATATGAAAGTATATTGGTTAGAACCACCAATCGTTACTCAGGGTTCACAGATTGGAATATTTCAATCCATACAACCACCAAGATCGGCTTACGTCAACAAGCAGATGCCTACAAGAAAAGATCTTGCTAACTTAATTCAGCAAGTACACATTGATGTCTACGACAAAAAATAATCTCTTAATTATTTGCTGCGGTAAAGATAGTTTACACCAGCAATGGGTAACAGATCATTCAACCCTTGGTTTTGATCTGTGTTTATTAGTATATGATGAAACTAACTACAGTGATTTAAATTCTTCTAAAGCGAGATATACTTTTAATCATAAGGGGTATAAATTTGAAAACATATCTCGCTTTGTTACAAAAGACATTTACCGTCAGTATGATTTTATCGGTATTATAGACGATGATATTCTTACTACCCCTGAAGATATTGATACATTATTTGCAATGGGTAGAAAGCATAACTTTGACCTCTTTCAACCTTCTTACAGCAGGGAAGGTCACCCTTCCCATGTTGATTTTTTAGCAACAGAACCACAGTTTGACTTTAGACTTTTTAATACTGTAGAAATTATGTGTCCGTTCTTTTCCCAGAGAGCGTATAATGTAGTGTGTAATGAGTTTGATACCAGCCCCTATAAAATGGGATACGGCTTAGAGTACGCATTTGAAAAAATACTTTCAAGTCAAAATGGCCAAACAGTTTTTGGTGGTTATGTAGCAGTGGTAGATAAAATAGTTGTTAAGCATTGTAACCCTATCACTCAAAGGTTTGAAATTTCAGAGGCCGATATTTGGTATTACCGGAACAAATATCAAATTCCTTATTTAAGAGTATTTGATAGAAACATTATTGCTGGAGTTAAAATTGAATCCTAAAGTTGTTATTATAACCCCTACTACAGGAAGTGATTATTTAAAAGATGTCGCTGATTCTGTTGACAAACAGACATATAATAATGTAGAGCATTTTGTTGTTATTGACGGGGAAGAACGGGAAGATAAGGCACGTAAAATATTAAGTAACTTTTCTAACAATAAAAGAAAAATTACTACATTACCTTATGCAACCGGTTTTGATAATTACAACGGTCATCGTATATACGGTGCAGCAACATTTCTAGTGAATGGTGATTATTTTTGTTTTCTGGATGAAGATAATTGGTTAGAACCTAACCATGTAGAACTACTTGTTAAACAGATACAAAAAGGTAATATCTGGGCTTATACTTTTAGAAAAATAGTTGATAGCAATAAAAAGTTTATATGTAACGATGATTGTGAATCGCTAGGTATGTGGCAATCGGTATTGCAAGACAATTTCATTGATGTAGGTTGCTGGTTTTTGCCTAGACATTTAGCGGTAAATCTTTCTCCTTGCTGGTATAGAAGAGCTCGTCATCCTAAAGAACAACCAGAAGTAGATAGACTCATTTCTAATTTACTTTTGCAAAATTACAACAAGTTTGGATGTACAAGAGAATATACTCTTAACTATAGAGTAGGTAATAGGAGTGACTCTGTCCAGGGGGAGTTTTTCTTACAGGGTAATAAGACCATGCTTGATTACTATAACGGTAAGTTACCATGGAAAGAAGTTGAACAGGAGCAGTATATCCTTTATAATTAATTTTATTATGTGGAGTCATTATGAAAATTGGCAGTGAAACTTTATCGATTCTAAAAAACTTTGCTAGTATTAATACTAATATTATTTTTAAACCTGGTGACAATATTAGTACAATTTCTAATGCGAAGAACATCTTTGCTAAAGCAACCATTAAAGAAACTATTCCTAATGAGTTTGCTATTTACGACTTAAACTCCCTACTAGCGATGTTAACGTTAATGGAGAATCAGGATGTAGAGTTTAATGATAAAAGCCTTACCGTTACAAGCAATGCCGGGAAATTTGAGTACTTCTATTCTAACCCTGATCTTGTAACAGGCGCCCCTTCAGGAGAAATAGAACATACAGACGTTTATAAATTTAAACTTGCAGCAGAAGATGTTCAGATGGTGATGAAGGCAGCCGCTATTACCGGGGCTCCAACAATTTCAGTTACTAATAAGAATCAAAGCATTACCTTACAAGTTAGTGATAGGAAAAATGATACAGCATCTAACTTTTGCAAGCAGTTAGGAACATCGTTTGATAATTTTGATGTCTTTATCGCAGTAGAGAACTTAAAAATTATACCCGATGCATACGAAGTATCAGTAGCTAAAACTCCTAACGGCAAAGCTAAATTTTTACATTTCAAGCACGAGTCTAAACAACTCCAATACTGGATTGCTTGTGAACCAGGTTCGGTTCTTTAATTTGATTATGAGGTTATATTATGAACGAGCATTTCCTGTGGGTGGAGAAATACCGCCCGTTAACTATTGATGATTGTATATTACCGCTAGAGCAAAAAGAGTACTTTAAAAATTTAGTTGCAAACGGCGAAATACAAAACCTTCTCCTATGCGGTACAGCCGGTACTGGTAAAACTACTGTAGCGAGAGCACTGTGTGAGGAATTAAACTCCGATTACATTATAATTAACGGTTCGGAAGAATCCGGTATTGATGTTCTTCGCACTAAAATTAAGTCATTTGCTTCCACTGTTTCCTTTACAGGAAACACTAAGGTAGTAATTCTAGATGAGGCTGACTACCTCAATCCTAACTCCACCCAGCCAGCGTTGCGCGGATTTATAGAAGAATTCGCTAACAACTGTCGTTTTATATTTACCTGTAATTTTAAAAACCGTATTATTTCGCCTTTGCATTCCAGGTGTGCAGTTATTGAATTTAAGATACCTAAAGATGAAAAGCAAAAGATTGCCGGTTTATTTTTTACTCGTATTGTTAACATACTTAACACAGAGAAGATAGAATTTGATAAAAAAGTAGTAGCCAAGGTTGTTGAAAAGCATTTTCCAGACTTTCGTCGAACATTAAACGAACTTCAACGCTACTCCCAGGCCGGGCGCATTGATGAGGGCATGCTAATCAATATAGGTGAAGCTAATATGAATGAGTTAGTAGCTTCACTTAAAGATAAGGACTGGAAGAAAATGAGAGCCTGGGTGGTTAATAATCTAGACAATGACCCTACAGCCTTGTTTAGGAAAATTTATGATACTCTAGTACCCGTTACTAATCAAGTACCGCAATTAGTACTTACCGTGGCTGATTATCAATATAAATCGGCGTTTGTAGCAGATCAAGAAATAAACCTCGTAGCCTGCCTTACAGAAATTATGGCATCAGTGGAGCTCAAATGAATGACCTCTTATTTGGTATTTTTAAATGGATAAAAGATGATTGGCGCTCTCATCCATTTCGTTTTTGTATTGAGCTGTGTGCTTGGGCTATCAGTATTGGCTGCTCAATTACCATGGCTCTCACGGTTCCCAATCCACCCCTTTTGGTACTTTACCCTATATGGATTACTGGTTGTGCTTTGTATGCTTGGGCTGCTTGGACTAGGAGGAGCTTTGGAATGCTTGCAAACTATCTCCTGCTAACTACTATAGATACCGTTGGTCTCATAAGAATGCTATGGATATAAACAAAGTATTTGGAACACCAGTCGAAAAGGTAGAGGAAGAAGTTTATAAAGCACCTTCCATAAATCCGTTTGATTTTTTAAATGCTATAAACTTTTCTAAAGAAGACTTGATAGTTGATGACTGGTCAGAAAAACAGTATATTCCGTATCTAATAAACAAAGGGCTATCTTACGGTTCAGATACGGTAATTTTTGCAAATGAAATGAATTCTCGCCCACATCTCGATAAAAAGTTACAGTTTCACTTTCTTATAAATACTATTCGGCCTAGAAAGCGATTTAATAAGTGGATAAAGGCCGAAAAACATGAATCGATAGAAATTGTAAAAGCATACTATGGCTATAGCACTGAAAAAGCCCGCCAAGCTCTAACTATTCTATCTCAGACCCAATTAGATTATTTAAAACAAAAACTAGAAAAAGGTGGAAGTAATGTCAAATGATTTTTTCAGAATTGACATGCCTGGGTACGAGCCATTGGAAGTAACGCTTGTAAAACCGGATGATTTTTTAAAGGTTAGAGAGACTCTTACAAGAATCGGCGTGGCTTCTCGCAAGGAGAAAATTCTCTATCAATCTTGTCATATACTTCATAAGCAGGGTCGTTATTTTATTGTACACTTTAAAGAACTTTTTGCCCTCGACGGTAAATTAGCCGATCTTACAGATAACGACCTTCAACGTCGTAACACTATTGCAAAACTACTTTCCGATTGGGGTTTAATTAAGATATTGAATCAAAATCTCTTTACCGATCTCGCCCCTCTTTCACAAATTAAAGTCATTGCTTTTAAAGAAAAGGATGACTGGGATTTACAGACCAAATACAATATTGGTAAAAAAAGAGTTGATTTCGAAGAGTAAAAGCATATATAATATTGTGAGTGTCAGTCGGCACTCATTTTAACGCTACGCCTAACGGGTAGCATTTTTTAACTCGCTTAACAAGGAGAACCTTATGTTAACTTTTGTAAATTCTTACATCGACGCAGTTCAAGCTTCTAAATCTTCCTTTGTAGATTTTTTCGTTAAACAGGAAGACTACAAGAAACCTCTCAAGTCATTCATCGACGCTCAAACCAGTTTTACTAAAGCTATTGCAAAATCGTCTTATGATGTTGCAACTAAAGTAAGCGAGGACATCATCAATTTTGATCTGTCCAAAGCTTTAAAAGCTTCTAAGTAATAAGGAGGTCATCATGAGCAACGCTCTTACTTTGTCTAATTTCTTTGGACCTTCCTTTAAGGATATGGATAAGTTTTTTGTAGGCTTTGATGACCAGTTTACAAGGCTGGCTAAACTACACGATGACATTACAAAAAATATTCCTAACTACCCTCCCTACAATATCTACAAAACTTCGGATACCAAATACGTTATTGAACTAGCGGTGGCAGGGTTTTCGAAGCAAGATATTGAAATTGAGCTAGAAGGAGATCGTCTAATAGTAAAAGGTACTGCTAAAGACGATACCCAGTCTTTCTTATATAAAGGTATCGCAACTCGCGCTTTTACACGCAGCTTTGCCATTGATGATCAAATTGTTATTCAAGGTGCATCGATGATTAATGGTATGCTTAAAATTGCTTTGGAAAGATTAATTCCAGAGCACAAGAAAGCTCGTAAAATTGAAATAGCAGATGAGAACACGGTTGAAGAAGTAAAGCAGAAGAAGTCCAAAACTGAACTTTTAACCGAGAAATCAAATGCTAAAGAAGATAGGTAATTTTTTTAAAATATTATATGACTCTATAATTGAAGCTCAAAAAATGAGAGCTAAATATCATTCTCAAACATGGTTTAGAGATTGGTAGATGACCTATCTTTGTTCTTTAAGAGTAATACGCGTCGGGGACTGGCTTATCAAGGCCAGCTCCCTTGACGATCAGATATTGATTGTTTGTCAGAATGAGTATACAATGGATGTTAAGTTTAAGATTTTTTATGATGAAGTAATTGCACATAAATTTATAGAAAGTTTGGCAAATGATTAGACTATTAAAAATTATAACCGGTGAAGAAATTATTGCAGACGTAACCGCCGAATCTGGTACATCAATTACGCTCAAGACACCCTGTGTCATTCAGTTAGTTCGTTCGGACAAATCTCCTGATGGTGTTTCAATGAGAATGCTTCCGTATGCACCCTATACAAAAGAACACGCTGTAACATTAGCCCGCAGTCAGGTAGTATGGAATGAAGAACCTGTAGAAGAACTTTATAATCAGTACAACCGTCTTTTCGGTACAGGTATCGTTGTTCCAACTCAACAACAATCCCCTGGTACTGTTTTTCACCACCGT